TTTGGGGGCGAGGATCGTTAAAGAATCGGGGTGGCGCACAGACACTTCCTTCCATGCGCCACCCGCGTAAGGTCTTAGCCACATACTGTTTTACGCCCGTTTTTACGCCAGGAATCCGACGTAGGTGTCATCCGGCGTCTGGAGGTTTTCGATCACTCCCATGCTCTCCAGGTGCCGCACCCCCAACTGCCACCTGTGCTCCACTTGGAACCAGATGTTATTGTCGGGCTTGCCGTTCGTTGTGGAGACTCCGTGGAACGTGGTCTTCCCGGTTCCAGGGTCTTTGTAGAACGCCAACGGCGCTACTGTCGCCTTCACGAATGCCGTCTTGTCGAGCCAGAACATCTTGTTCGGGTTCGCCCAGGCATCAATGATCGGCTTGCGATTGAACATCGTCCCGTTGCCGTACATCAGGTCGAAGTCCTGCTTGCCGTCCGAAGTTTTCTGCATCAGCATAAACCCTTCGGTCAGGTCGAAGTAGTTATGCTCCTGCGCCGGGGAGTAGTACGGAGTCAACTTGTCAATCTCTTCCGAGTTCCTCCGGTCCCGCAGCTTGGTCTTCATGCGGAAGATGTGGTAGCGCTGCAACGTCTCGTTGTCCGCGTCCACCACCTCGCACCGCGCATAACGTTTCAGGCGGCTTTGCCCTTGCCAGGTTCCCGTGGTCGGTCCCAGGTGGTAGGGCAACCCCTGGAGCGACGCATTCGCCATGTCGTGCATGACGATGCAGTCGTCCACGGCGTCGGCGGTAATTTCTCCATCATCCGCCGCTCCGCCCTGGTCGAAGGTTACTGTTTCTGCGGTTCTGTCCAGCCCGCCATCCGGGTCCACCCGGTAAGGTCCGTCCGCCCGCTCCGTTGCCGGAAAAGCTGCCTCCGCGAAGATGTCGTATTTGTTGCCTTCGCGCAGCAGCGAAGTTCCGAACGGGTTGTCCGCATGATTCACAGAATAGACCGGGGCACTGCCAATGTCGGAAATCTTCGCTAGAATCCCGTCCGTGCCGATGTTGAGCAGTTGCGATTCGGCAATCTTCATCTCCCGCATCGCGTGATCCATTTCCCTCGTCAGATCGTCGAACAGCGCCTGCTCCTTGGTTTGGGTTGCCAGGTGCGCCAGCCGGGTTACGTTGCGGGCGTGCGCAATGGTTACGCAGGTCAAAGTCGGCTGCACCTTGTACGAGCGGCCACCGTCCAGGTTGTCTCCACCATCCAGGTCCACGGAGCCAGTCTGCCCGCCGGGGCTTACTTCCAGCACCAAGCGTACCGCCTTCTCAGAAACCCTCGGAAGGTCTGTTACCGTTTTGAAAAAGTTTGTCAGGACCGGATCGTCCGCGTAGGCGGTCGCCAGGTTCGGCTGCAATCGCTCCGTCATAATCCGTTCCACGTTGTTGGTTACGTCTGCCATTTCAATGCTCCTTTATCCGGCAGGCGGCGGTAATTGCCACAGCCTGCGCCTGCGCTCAGGGGCGTCAATCTTTCCGTCGGCAAAATCTTTTTGGATTTGTTTTTCCAGCGTCTCGCGGCTTTCTGCGGACGCTTGCCCGCCGCCGCCTCCGCCCAGAACTTCCCGGTTCCCGTTTTTACCCTCGTCAGCCTTCTTGCCGGGCGTTACCCCATAGTCTTTTAAGACTTCGGCAACAGCCTTTGCCAGCATTCCGCCCTTGCGGATGCGCGCCATGTGCAACTCCAGCACCTCTTTGCGCTGAGCTACACCCAAGCCCCGCCTGGGGTTCATTTTCTCTGCACGGTCGGCTACGAATATCGGGTCTTTGTTCAGGATCGCGCCAATTTCGTTGCGCACGTCCAAGTAGAAGTTCTGTTTCTGTCTTTCGCTCGGAAAATTGGCGTCGCCAATGAGCTTGTCAATATCGGTATGGATGGCGGTATGTGTCTCTTCGCGCAGGCGCCCGTTAAAATCCGCGTACTTTTCATTGTTCAGGCTCTCGCGCTCTGATCTCACCGCATCCGCTTCACGGTCCTGCCGATCTGCTTTCTTGCCGCCCAGCTTCTGTTCTTCCAGGAACTTGGCTTCAGCCTCATCGCCTGACTTGCGGTATTCGGCTGCCTGGGCTTCCAGGTAAGCGTTAATTACCGCGCTTCCAAAGGCGTCATAACTGGCGGGATGCTCGCTTGCCACTTTCGACATCAACCCAATAAACGCTTCCGGCTCTGCCAGACTCGCTTCCAGGTCCGTGCCTCGCTGCAATTTTTCTATCAGCCGATCAACATCTTCGGCATTCGTAATCCCGCGCTCTTCCAAGGCGGCAAACCGGGTCTCCAGTTCCGCCTTTTCCGTCAAAGCCTTTTCTCCCCGCGCCTTGATCCGGTTCCATGCTTCATCCTGATTCGGGGTAAGGTTTTGCGGCTTTTCCTCTTCGCCTTCCTTCGCCTTCGGCGTCTCTTTTCCTTCGGCAGTTAGAGCTTGCTTTTCGGCGCGCGACTCCTCGGAAGTGGCTCCCTCTTCCGTTTTTGGGTCTAGCACTGCGCTTTCCAGTTCAGGCATCTTTCTCCTTATCTCGTCCTATTGGACGGCTTGATTTTGTTGTGTCTCTAGCTGCTGCGCTGCAACAGCCGCTTGCTGCAATATCGCTTGGGCCTGGGCCGCGTACTCCTCTACCATCCGAAAATTGGGGTTTTCTCCCTGCGCCTCAATTCCCTCAGGGCTGGCAGACCATTCCTGTAAATAGCGCAGAATGGTTTGAGCATTGTCTAGGTTTTGGTTCACCACGAATTGCTGGCCTGCCAGCATGAGCGGCACCATGCGGCGAATCTTTTCCAGCGCCATTTTTCCCGGAGCTATCAGGCCGCGAACTCCCAGCAAGCGTTGCGCCGCCTCCGCATTGTTGGGGTCTTCCAGCCAGCGCTGCACAAATGGGTTTTGGCTGGCGAGTAACGCCTGCATAGCCGCTACGCGGTGCCCCCAAGTGGCCGGGACCGCCTCGGTATCCTCCACCTTCGCCACCAACTTGCCTTTGCTAAGGTCCACGCCTTCCATCAGGGCTATCTTTTCCATCAGCATCGGCCCAACCACTTCTTTGATCTCGTCATCGCTGCGCTTCGACAAAAACTCGACCACCAGTTGTCTCTTGATCTCCGCAAAACCCTTTTTTGCGGTTTCGTATGGCGGCCCAAGCCGCTGTAATGCCTGGTTCTTGACTGCCTGGTACTGCGAGTTGGCTCGAACGCCCGGCACCGAGGAACCTAGCAACGATTCCGCGCTGCCCACCAAGACTTCCAGCCAGCGGAACGCTTTATCCATAATCTTTTGATTGGCCTGCGAGCTTTCCTTAATCTGCATTTGGTGGTAGGAATCCTTCAAGGTCTTTCCAGGTGGCAGTTCCAGGAAAATAATCTGCGCGGCCCGCACCACGATGTTCTTGATCGCTTTGGAAAGTACCCCTTTATCCGCCAGCACCGGCGGGAAGGCGGCGAACTCTGCTGCATCAATCTCTGCCGGAAACGCCTTGTCAACCGCCTTCTGGATGGGAACCGCATTGTCACCGTAGGCTGGCGGGTACATCCCGTCAGAATCATAAGCACGGACCAGTTGCAGGTGCTCGTCCATGCTTTCCGGGCGGCAGTCCAGAAACACGCTGTCGGCCATCTGCGCTAAGCAGCCATTGGGGTATTCATCCAGCAATTCCTTTCGCAGGCCCTTGTCTTGCTCGCGGTAAAACGCTTCCGGGCGCAGCCACCATCGGCGGTACGTTACCAGGCCGCTCCGAATGGAAATGCCGGAAGGCGATACGGTCATGCGCCGGGCAAAATCACCGTCCAGGTCTTCGCTCTCCGAGTTTGAATCGGCGGACAGCGCCTCTTCCTCTTCGCCAAAGGCCGCTAATACGCTGGCCTTGTCCACAATCACCTCAATGGCCGCGTAGGGAGAGCGCTGAAGGGTTGGCGCCCAATGCGGAAAGCGGGTTTCCACCACGCCGTAGCAGTCCACCACCTCTTTTCCGCGCGGCTCAAACGTTATTTCCTTGATAGGGATGTTGGCCTTAATCGGCTCCTGCCGCTCCATCCTGTTCCTGTCCACGGGGAAGCGGCATTCCGGGCATAGCCCGTCATCACCCATACGTTCTTCTTCCATAAATTCCCCGCAGGTAGGGCAGTCGTATCCGGCCTTGCGCAACGTTTTGGAATACATGCTGCGGGTCTCTACTTCTCGCAACCCGAAATAGTCTTTGTTGCGGACGTGCCGGGTATGGAACAGCGCGAGACCGTCGGTGAACTGATAGCGGAAATTGCGCAGCCACAGCCGGTAGAAGTCAATCTCTGACTCCTCGTATTCCACTATCGGCTGGGCGATGCGGGCCACTTCAGAGTCGGAAGGCGACCGGGGATTTTGCGGCTCAAAGATTGCCGAGGGAATGCCCGTGGTGGCTAATGCAGCCTGTAATATCTGCCAAGTCGCTTGAATCAGGTTGGGCGATTCCGCGTTGCTTTCCCAGCCAGACCAGTCAATATGCTCTTGCGGAGAGCGCCACACCATGCGGACAGGATCAAACCAGGAATAGGGATTGCCGCGCAGCCTGGAGCGCAGATACATCACCGCGCGCAGCCTGTAAAAACGGTCCTGCCGCTCTTCTTCGGGGTAAGAAGCGATGATCTTCTTGATCGCCCCGGAGATTTTCTCGTCTTTGAATACTCCGGGTTTATTTGCCACTGACAAGGTCCATGCTTGGCTTTTTGTGTTTCGGCATTCCCTTCGTGGAGGTCGTGGCAAAATGCCTCAACTTCTCCCGGCTCATGCTCAGGATGCCGCGATTTTTCTTGTGAATTTTCGAGGGATTGTGCAGCGCCATTGCCGCAAGACTCTGTTGCGCCCTGAATTCAGCGGGCATTGGTTTCCTCCCTAAAAACAAAAAGGCCCTGCAACCGTTTCCGGTCACAGGGCCTAAGATTGGTCGCTCTCCGAGCGAGTCTTGGTTGGCCTATGAAGCCAAACTACCGCCGATCAAAGAATCGTTTAACCTTGTCCCACAAGGTTTCAATCTTCACTTCAACCCACTCCCCAGGAGCGGGCGTCGGATTCAATCGCATCAAGAAATCGCGGGCTTCTGCAAGGTTCCTAAATTTTCTGCCTGTTATTTTCAATCCATCTCCTTACTTGCCAAGAGGAATGACGGGGCTGGGCACGACCTGCACCGGCAGACCATCCCTAAACCTTACGATGATTTCTCCATTGTTCTTTCCATCGAAGAACTTTTCAAAAAGACGGAGGACTTGTAAAAATCTCTCATTGGGAATTTCCCATGCCGGTATCACCGCGCCCCCCTCTTGAGGTATTGTTCCCCGCGCCTGGCGAGTTCCAGCGCACGCTCCTCCAAGTGTTCAGCCAGTTGCCCGGCATTTACAAAATGGCTCCGGTAGGAGGCGGTTCTAGGCTTGTTTTTAACCGGCTTTGAATCTTCCGAGATTTCCGGCAACTCCAGTTCTTCCGGTTCCCGCTCCCTCTCGCTCTCTGCCTCGGCGGGCGGCAAGGCCCGCACTGCCGCAATCATTCGGTGGGCCACGAAAAGCAACGCTGCAATTTGGAGAACGAGAAAAACAGACTGAATAACGATCTGCTGCCAGTTCATCGGTACGTCACCACTTCTTCCTTTGCCATTTCCGCAGCAAACTTCATGTACTGCCGGTTCAGCCCCATCACTCCTATCTTTGGGTTGCGCTTCTTGATTTCCGCCACGCGGTTACGCCACCTTTCCTCGTCTGTTTCCAGCAATTCGCGCGGACCACCGCCAGTCAAAAGGTATTTCAGCGCGTCAAAGGCGTCGTTTTTTGTATCCACCAAGCCTTCCGGCTGGCCCTTTTTCTCCGCAACCGTGGGCGAAACCTCACGTCGCCTCAAATTCAGCAATTCCCACAGCAGGTTGGGACAACCCTGCTGGTATGTACCTTCCGCTTTCCTCGTAATCGGCTTGGGGCACCATATCTTGAACCGGATTTCACCTTGCGCGGGCCACATCCTGAGAATCTCATCCGCCACCCACAAGTCCATTCCCCGCAAGCCTTTCACAAGTTTCAGGCTCCCATTCGCTTCCAACAATTGCTGGTAGCTTGTGAATTTATCGTCTCCGGCAACTGTGTCTGGGAAGATAGACGGGTCAGCCCACGTCAGACCAATCTTGTCCAGCGTCAAAGGCTCCCCTGCGCATGGCAGCCGCATTTTCCTGATAATCTGCGCATGTTCACCGGGCGTGAGCTTGGACTGATAGTGCTCCTGCACCGCGATCATCACCCCATCGCGGTCCCGCGCCAGCACTTCAAACGCTGTAGGATGGTTTTTCCCGTAGTCAAACCCGGCATCGTAATTCCATTCTGAATGCGGTCTCCACTCCGGATCCGTAATGACAATATCGTTCCACCTGGTCTCCAGCCGTTCCCTCAAAACCTTCTCACCGCCGCCCGCCGTGAAGTTGATGTCCTGCTGCCGTGAAAACTCCGCTTTGCTGGTGTAATTCATCTCCTCCGCATCGCGCCATTCTTGCGACCTGCGCTCAGGGTGCGCGGTATGATGAATCCAAAGCGCGGGCAGCCCACGGTTGGTCTCCGTGTAGGCAACTCCCGTCGCTATTCTCTTTCCGTGCAAGGGAAACTGATCTTCATTTAGCAGTTCGTGAAACCAGCCCGGATAAGCAGATGACACCACGATGATGAAAGACGATGCGGCCACGGAAGAGTTGTATGCCTCGCGGCCCTCGTCATGGAATGATGCCTCATCCATGAAGTGATAGCTGGGATGCCGGGTGTTCAGCTTGGAAGCTCCTTGCGGGATGGCCTCAATGAACGACCCGTTAGCCCATTCCAGGGAAGTCATTGGGAAAGCGCTCAAGTCCTTGTTGTCTTTGAGCGGATATGCCCTCTTTAACCATTCCGGCTGATTTTTGTAAAGCGTTTTGGCATAGTCAATCAGATAGATGCCGTCATCCTCGGTCTTGGACTGAACAATGACTTCCTGGTGCTCTTTCGTCTGGCAGGCGTGGACCAGTTTCCCGATCACGGCCCAGGACATCAGAAGTTTTCGCGCCTTGGGAAGCAGCCGAATCCGCGTGTTGGCTGTAGGAATCATCGTGGGGCGATGTTCCAGGAAATCGAAAACAATGTCCAGGTATTCGTAGTCAGGAAACGAGTTGCAGGCCGTCGGCAATCCATGTTCCGACCATTGCTGGTCAGCTGTTTTTGTGTATTTCCGCAGCCACCAGAGAGGGGATTCCTTGATCTTCTGAAGCGTCTGCTGCGTCGCTTCGATCAAGGCCAACTCTTTCAACTGTTCCTGCGAGAAGCCCTTTACTGAAGTCGGCAAGCATTTTCTCCTTTTCCGGCTCGGACATGCTTTGCAAAATCAATACCTGGTTGTAGATCGTTGTGTTTTGCTGCGCGGGTTGCGATTGCCCCGCCCGCAGCAGAATCCCGCGCCCGGTCAGGTAGTTAATCGCCGCCTTGATGCAGTTGTAAAAGCGCGGGTCGGTCAGGCCGTGCGGCAACACCCCCACTGCCAGCCTGTCAATTCTGGTGAGGTATTCCGGGATGCTGATGCCTTCCGGGATGGGAGTTTTCTTCCTGGAAAGCCGGGGGGTTTTCCCTTTTTCAAGATCGCGGCGCGTGTTGCCCATGCTCCATCATCGCCTCAGCCATGTCTCGGAACCAGCATATCCGGCGTGAGAATCTTGTGGCGGCTCTGCGCTTTTTCAGCAATGCGGGCCAGCCGGATACCCTCCTTGCGGTTTTCTTCCAGCAGGATCAGAGCATCGCGCAGGATGCCCATGACAAACGTTGGGCCAACCTGCGCCTGAATGTTCAGCCGCCCCGTAGCAGGCTCGTGCTGGATTACCACAGTAACCGTTTCCGGCTGCTGTTCTTTCCCGTTGGCACCATTTTCAGGATTTTCCATAAGCTCCAGCCATGTTTGACATTACTGGAATCGAGAATTCATAGCCGCAACAAGGGCACGCAGTCGCTTGGCAGACTATTCCGTTTTCAGACACCGTTACCTTCTTGGCCCGAAATCCGTCCTTCTCAATACACCCACAGCGAGGACAATTTGGTAATGCAGTCACGTTTTTACTGCGATGCTCAAGCTCCGGGCGTTTGCACACCAGTAGACTCCTTACCCCAACGCTCCCTAAAAACTTCCTCAACAAATTCAACAATTTTCCACGCCTCCCCTTGCCGAAATGCGGCAGATTTCCTCAAACACCCCCGGTTTCAGCAACTCCTTCAGGCTCACGCGAAAAGCTGCAACCAGAGCAGCCCGCCGCCCGTCGAAGGGGCGAGCCTCGTCCAAAAACCGCTCTCGCGCCGCGCCTGACAACTGCGGCCTGAGATCGTATTCGTACAACTGCTCAATCTGTCGCTCGTTGAACATGGCCGTTATCACACAAGTGGAATGTCCCCTCCATCCACATAACTGTCCCTCGCTTCTTTTGATTCTAATTTAGAGAGAATCCTTTTAACGGCATCTTGGATTTTCTCTTCCGAATCATTAAACCTGATCTTTGCTGCGGCAACGGATCCCCATCGTTTTTCAAGACATAGCGCGAAATCGACCGTAGGAATTCCGGTTTCTGGGCTGTACATCGTGCTTAGAGCTTGTGCCATCCCACACCCGCACATTCCTTGATGACCGTGATAGAAACGAACTCCCAGAGGGAAATCCAAAGACAACTTTTTCAAAATTCCAAGTAATCTTTCTTTCTCATCCAAAGACATCAAACCTCCATTCGTTGAACATCCTCAATCCCCTCGTGCAAGAGCAGCTTCCTCAACGGCATCAACGTCCACACCCTGCCACCCCCCTCAAGACGCTCCTTGAAACTATACTTCGTGCTCGATGGTATCCTCGCCAATACCGTCCCGTCCCCGCTCCTCCACCGCAAGATGACTCGGTTCAGGTGCCCCTTTTTGTGCCGCACAACTCGCGCAATCATGCCGCGCTCTTGGAGCGCAGCGATCCGGCCTTCCGTCGCCCTTTCCTCCAGGTTGCTGCTGGCTGAATATACGGGAACCAGTTTGCTCATGCTTTTGGGGAACAAAAATCCTTCAGAAAATGTCAAGCATCCTAAGCGCCCCGGAGCAAGGCAAGCATCTCTTTTTATCAGGATTTGGACAGTAGATATTCCCAGGGGGATTAGGGGTCATTAGATTGACCGGCTGCCTGGTTCCGCAATACTGACAAAGAAATGTGGCTCCGTCTGTTGCCTCATCTTCGGAACTTATAAAGTCTGACACAGAAAGAACTCCTAATGACAGGATGCGGGAAAGAGTTTAACGAGAGTCCCGGCGCTCGTTCGTCCAGACCTGCTCAATTATGCGATTCGACTCTTTTTCGTGAGTGGTTTTATTGAAAACCAGGGAAGCGGTTTCCTGTTTTGCTCTCCTATCATTCCCCACCACCTCCGAAACCAAAGCGGAACCCAATCTTTCCAGAATCCTCCAACTGAATTAGGCTTCCAATGCCATCTCGACATGAAACGTACCTTTCAAGATAACCAATAACAGGCAAATTTTGTCCTGTCAAGACATTTTTTGTCGTACCTCAAACCCTATGCTGGCTGGAAGAATTTTTCCGGTGTTTTCAAATCTTCCAGAAAAACTGCCAGTTCCCCGGCCAGCAATTCATTGAATGCTTCCGGCGTATCGGTGCAGTTGTCCACTTAGAAACTCCTATACCTCGCCCCCACCATAGCACAAAAAAACTCTTGACAAGGAGAAATTTGCCCGGTAGTCTGCTCTTAGTTCAACAATTCGTCATCTAGCCGGGGACGGCATGGGTCGTCCCCCTTTAGCCTGACGGATTGATGGATGGCTAAAGAGAGGCTGAGGATGATGGAAGTTCAAAAGGCAATCATTTCAAGCCCACAATCAGTTGAGCCGAACCTAAACGCCGCAAGCCTTCAGTGGGTGCGCACGGTTCGGGATGCGTTGGTTATCCTGCCGGAAGTAACTGAACAACCCTGTATCGCAATCAATCACCGCACTATGTGCCAAGCTCCGCCACCGAGCCTTGCAACTTCCTACGGTGCTCCGGTTTTCGGGTCCGTGCAACTGCCAGGGAAATTCAGTGAATTGGTGTTTGGGCGCATCTAAAACAACCGGACCTGCCGCCGAAAGGCCAACACCGGGGCCAAACTAGCCCGGATTCACGATAAAACGTGAATTGCTAAGGTGGTTAGCTGAAATTCGCCCAAAAACATTCCAACTATAAAAATAATTCCTGCGATTTTTTAAGGTTATCCCCACCCACACATCACAACCTATCGGAAATAAACGCCCGTAGCCCATATACGCTCCACGGAACCGGGCGGCCCCACGTGGCCCCATACCCCGGCCTGGTCGAAGCCAGAGGGCACACGCGAGAGTAATGGTATTCCACTCGAATACACTTTATTTGCTGTAAGTGATTGAAAATACAGTGTTATCATACACTCAAACGGAGATTGTGGTGTAGATCGGGGGTATATCGAGGGTAGATTACCGACCCGACCTGGCCCTCGGCCTGTTACCCAGTCGGGTATCGAAACACCGCCCACCTTCACCCCATTTACCCCTGATTTTCCTGGCTAGAGGCAATGAGTCGTAGGGCGCGTGTAGCTCGTCGTACATCCTCGGCTGTGGGATGGCCGGAGAGGATGCGCTGCATGGATGCTGTGAGATCTGGCAGCATAGCCTGGGCGAGTCGCTGGTTGGCTTTGCGCTTGACTTGAGGAGCAGAACCGCCGTGAAATCGGCAGACGTTAGCACCCAGGACTGCCGGATTGCGGCATGGCAGCTTAGAGCGTTTGCGGCGGGCAGTGCAAACGGTTGGCATACCACAATAGGGTAGCACGGGAGTCAATCTGCTCGCTATTTTTCAGTCCCAGCGGTACTATCGGGATTTAGTAACCGTGGGTGAAAATACGCTGGGTGAAGTGCGCAAGTGTGTGATATAGCCATGCACGGATAGTTACCGTGGGAGCGTAAATGGGTTTGTTTGCAACAATGCTGCTTTGGTAGCACAATTGCTGCTGTAGTAGTGTCGTAACCGTATATCAAACGGAGGGAAACAATGAACGAAAACAGAATGAATAAGACCGATGAGGTTTTAAGGCGGATGCGTGAAGCGCAACCTGCTTTGTTTGAACGTGCTGAGGTTGTAGGAGTCTGGGTCTGGCTTTCCTTTGACTCCATTCCTAGCTCTGCCGTTCGGGATTTCCTGAAAGCAGAGGGATTTATCTGGAATCGCAAGCGTTCGGCTTGGCAACACTGCGGAGGGGTTTTCCGCCACCATGCTCACCATAACCCCAAAGAGGTTTATGGGGTTATCCAGGCCACCCTGCTGGAAGCGGAGGTGGCCTAACATGGAAAACGGAAACGGGATACTCTCTAAGATTAAAAAACTACAAGCCCTGGCTGGAAGCAACCCCAGTGAAGCAGAAGCAACGGCGGCTGCGGCGAAAGTACAGGAGCTTTTACGGGAACACAACCTGAGCATGACCGACGTAGATAACCATTGCGATGAGCAACTGGAAGCCTACGGTAAAACGGAATACTCCATTCCAAACACCAACAGGCTCACCATGACCTGGAAGTCCATACTGCTAAACGGCTTAGCGAAACACAACTTCTGTTTTGCTGTGAGGCATTCCGGCACCAGCCGGGTTTCCATTATCGGGAAACCCTCCAATGTCTCCGTGGTATGCTATCTTCTGGAATCCATTACCCCTCAAATCGAGCGTTTGGCTATGGAAGCCAGCCGGGAGGTGTTCAGTAACCGGGCTTTGTACCAGAGGGAATTTTGTTTCGGCGCAACTTCCCGGATTCTGGCCCGGTTACGGGAAGAGAAAGCAGCGGCGGAAGCAGTGTCGGAAAAATGCACTGCCTTAATGGTGGTAACAGGGAAAGAGCTTGCCAGGGCCGTCAAGTCCCATTTCCCCCACTTGCAGAATACAACTCACCCCATCGGCGGGCGGACAAGTGGCTACGGTGACGGACACCGGGCCGGGTCTAGTGTCGGGCTGCCACGCGGAGGGTTGGGAGCTGGCGGGCGGCGCTCATTGCAAGCCTGAGCCCTGAACCCCGGATTCTGCGGAGTCCGGGCTTGAGGGTTTACCCTCGTAGCGAAAATCCCATATCAAGGGAAGGGAAAAACAATGCTGACTGAAAAGTACAAACCCATGCAACTGTCTGAATTTGTTGGACTTGAAAAACCGAAAAAAATGATTGGAAATTGGCTTGAAAATCCGCAAACCCAATCGTTTCTATTCGTTGGGAAGCCTGGAACGGGCAAGACGGCGATGGCGGAAGCGATAGGCAAAGCTGTAGGTGCACAGGCTTGCGAGATTGTCCAAATTCCCTCCGGGAAGTGCGATCAGAAAACCGTCGAGCAACTATGGCGTGATACTCAATATCTGCCTTGGGGGAACTTTCGGGTCTATATCGTGAACGAGGCCGATAGGATGACCGATGGGGCCCAGATAGCTTTCCTGAGCTTACTGGACTCCATGCCTGTCAAGACAATTTTCATTTTCACCTGCAATGAAACAACCGGGTTGGAGACTCGATTTCTGTCCCGCTGCATGGTAATCGAGTTTTCCAATTACGGGATGAACGGCTGCGGTTCCAGGTTTCTAGCTGAAGTCTGGCGCAAGGAGTGTGTCAAACTGAAGGCGCAACCTCTGTTTCCGCCCGACTTCACCCGCATCCTGAAGAACTGCGGAAACAACCTTCGCGGCGCGCTCAATTCTCTAGAGAGCTTGCTGTTGGAGTCTTAACCACTATCGAATGGAGGGAAAGGAAAGTGGGTAAACTAAAAAGCATCGAAGAGGAACTGGTCGAGTGTCCCGGCTCGACTTGGGACGGTCAGACAATTTTCCCGCTCGACCGGGAAGTATAACGACTTCGGGCGGGAGCTTTTGGAGGCGTAACATGAGCCGGGAATGTATAGAGGACACCATCGGCAAGGTTGCGGAGTACATCCGCCACGGCCAAGCACTTGACGGGTTGGCGGATAGCGAGCGGCTCATCTGGCAGGTGTCCGAATTGGCGTCGAAGGCCGGCACCGATCCGCGTATGCTCGGAAAGGTTCGGTTGCATTTCAAGCGGGCTTTGGCGCAAGCCCTGACGCCTGGTGAGAATCCAAGGTTTGCAGCCTTTGCGGAGAATTGCTACGGGAAAACCGCAATCGCCATTGGCCGGAAACTTTAGCGACTTCGGGCCAGGCCGATTCCCCGGCCTGCCGAACGTGCGGAGTGATGATCCGCCGGGGCGGTACGCAAGCCGCCCCCAAAACGATAGGAGGTAAACATGGCCACACAACCGCGTAAACTGACGTACTGGGAGCATCTCTGCTTGAGGTGCAACCGGACGTTTGTGAGCGAATCGGAACACCCGCAGACCTGCGGGAAGTGTAAGACTAGAAGCTGGAATACACCGCCCCGCGCGGGCGGAAAAGGAGAAAGAAATGGAAAACGAATCAGAACGTAGCTACGCCAACGCTCGCCTGATCGCCGCCGCGCCGGACCTACTGGCACAACTGAAACTGATTCTCGCGCGCCTGGACATGGAGCCGGTTGACGCTGTGTTCCCGTGCTCTGCGATGCGCGAGGACATCCGCGCCGCCATCGCTATAGCGGAGGCCACCCAAGGCAAAGGGGGTGGGCTGTGAGCGGTAAAGCAATTCCGAGACCGTGGCGCATCGTTCTCCGGCTGGACCCACTGGACTGTGAGCACGTCGTATCTATTTCTGTGAGCGACAGCTACGGAGATGAAGTCGCCCGGTTCCATCCGTCGAAAAAGGCTGTAGCTCGCATGATTGTGAGTGCCGTCAACGCCCACGATGACCTGCTGGCAGCGGCGAAGGCTTGCCACGTTTGGGTTGTCCTGGCAACCGGACGCGATCCCAATGTAACGCATCCCAAAGCGATCAAGAACGCCATGGATGACTTGGCGGAGCTGGAAGCCGCCATCGCCAAGGCCGAAACCGATAGGAGTGGAACATGGCCACACAACCGCGCAAACTAATGGACATCGCAACTGCCCAATCGCTGTGGCTGGACTCGCTGAAAGCTCAGTACGTCAAGCCCTCTACTGCCAGACACTATCGCTTGATTCTGGGGCAGTTATCGGCCTGGACCGCGAGCAAGCATCTGGACCTGGGAGATTTGAAAGCGCTGCACCTGTCGCAGTTCATGGCTTCGCTGCCGATCTCCCAGAACACCGCAATTACGCGGGTCAAGACCTACAAGACCTTCTTCCGCTTCTGTGAGGAAAACGAGCTCATACAAATTTCCCCGGCCCGGAACCTGAAAGCTCCCCGGTATCAGCCGCCCGATAAGCGCCCCTACAGCCAGGAAGAGAACATTGCCATACTCCAAGCCTGTGACCACATCGGTAAGCCAGCCACGGCCCGCCTGGTGGCTAAAGCTGCCATTCTAGTGATGCGCCACCACGCCCTGCGAATCTCCGACGTTGCGGAGCTTCGCAGGGACGCCTTCTGTCCGGACGGGTTCCTGCGACTGAAAACGATCAAGACTGGGGCGCAGATCGAGCACCCCACAGTCCCGGTAGTCATACAGGCACTTGACTGCCTGCCGGGGGCGGGGGAGTATTATTTCCAGGACGGCCAGCGCAAGCCGGCTTATGTCCTGAACGACCTGAGTGTGCTTCTGCGGAAAGTCTATCTACTTTCCGGGGTGAAAGGGGCGCAGAACCATAGATTTCGGCATTCCAGGGCAAGTGAAATCCTGCTAGTGGGCGGGAGCATAGCCGACTGTGCTAGATTCCTGGGCATCAGTCCGCGGATCGCGGAGATGCATTATGCGCGATTCATGCCGGAGCACCGGGACCGGATCGTGGCCCTCATGGAAAAACTGAAAAACAGGGAATCGGGTAATGAAGCACTTGTTGTGTATTGACCTTTTATTCCCGTGTGGCGTATGGTAAGATTGCTGCCATGAAACGCGGAGAAAATCTCAGGAAGTATGACCATACCGGACCAACCTATAGAACGCGGCCAAATGAATATCGGGCATGGGCCGGAATGCTAACCAGATGCAGAAATAGAAACTTTAAGGATTATCTGCTTTATGGTGGACGTGGCATATCTGTCTGTGCCAAGTGGCTTTCTTTCGAGTCTTTTTATGCAGACATGGGAGTGAAGCCATCCCGGTATCATTCCCTCGACAGGTTTCCGAATGGCGATGGTAATTATGAGCCGGAGAATTGCCGCTGGGCTACTGCCAAAGAACAAGCACGGAATTGGAAACATCGCAATGTGCTTTTGCATTTTAATGGAGAATCTTTAACGATGCCTGAATGGGCTGAGCGGATCGGTATAGCAAGGTCGTCTTTGCGGGATAGATTGAGCGCTGGGTGGTCAATAGCAAAAGCATTCAACACTCCACCAATTAGACAACGGGAGAGAACGGCATTTGGAACTTTCAAAAAAGCCTCTTTGCATTGATATGTACGCTGGCTTGTTCGGCTGGGGCACTGCCTTTGCCGCAGAGGGCTTCCGCGTGATCGGCTTTGATTTGGAAGATATGAGCCGAAAGTTCGAGATACCGCGACCGGATGGTTGCGAGTTAGTCCTTCAAGATATTCGCACCCTGCACGGCTCCCAATTCAGGGACGCCACTGTCATTGTTGCTTCGCCGCCGTGCCAAGCATACAGCTACCGGGCAATGCCCTGGAAGCGGGCGAAGTCATTACCGCCCCCGTCTAACGAACTCTTTGACGCCTGCTTTCGGATTCAGCGGGAAGCCTGCGAAGCGGCAAGACATCATATTCCGATGGTCGTTGAGAACGTGAAGGGCGCGCAACCGTGGGTTGGTAAAGCTAAGGCCCATTTTGGCAGCTTCTACCTTTGGGGCGATGTGCCAGCGCTGATGCCGATTGCTGGGATTGAAGGCGTCAAGCAGCACGGTTCCGGCCCAAGCTGGTTCGATAACGAGATAGCGAAGCACGGCTCCCACTCCGCGGCTCGCAAGCACGCGTCCGCGATGATTGCCAGGATACCCTTCACCTTGGCACGGCATATTGCCTCGGTTTTTAAGCAACCGTACCAATGAAGGCACATCCTAGTACCGTAAATGGGCCTGCTGGTACTGGTAATAATAGTTGAGAATTTCCTTGACAAGTTCTTAGGGAAAGCGCACTCTGCGATAGATATGTTGGGACATGGGCAATCACGAACGCCAGAGAAAAAAGGTTTTCAGAGCGAAGTCTTGCCCAAGTCCCAAACTCTGAAAGGTGGGGAAGGGGAGCGGAAGTTAGCGAGACGCCAACAGGCGGCCTCAGTGAAGCCAAGCTCCCCTGACACACTAAAATCTAGTGGGTTGCGATCCCATACGCCTGATGCCAGTCTACCAAAACCTTACTACGAAGAGCCGGGCATTGTAATCTATTGCGCGGATTGCCGCGAAATCCTCCCCCTGCTGCCGGACAAGAGCGTGGACCTGGTGCTGACAGACCCGCCGTATGGCCATAACAATAATGACGGTGACCTGATAGCGAAACGGGAAGCCGCTCTGGGGCGTGGCGAAAGCGGCCCGGCCCGCCCTATTGCGAATGATGGGCCGGAGGCAAACGAATTGGTGCGTTTGCTTTTCACTCAATCGAAACGTCTATTGGATAAAGGCTGCTGCTGCTGCTGCTGCTGCGGCGGCGGTCCCGATCCACAATTCGCTCGCTGGTCATTATGGATGGACGAAATTCTCGGTTTCAAGATGTGTGTTGTATGGGACAAGGGCGGCTTAGGCATGGGTTGGCACTATCGGCGCAATTGGGAGTGTGTGCTGGTGAGCCAGACGAGCAAGTGGAATGGCGGATTGGCAACTCCAAACGTGATAAGATTCGGAAAAATCATCCCACAGATAACGCATCATCCAACTGAAAAGCCGGTCGAATTGAAAGCCTTTTTCGTGCGACTCCACAGCGATGAAGGAGAAACCGTGCTTGATCCTTTCATGGGCAGTGGGACAACGCTGGTTGCGGCAAAGCAGCTTGGCCGGAAGGCCATCGGCATCGAGATCGAGGAGAAATATTGCGAAATCGCGGTCAAGCGGCTCGCGCAGGCGCGGCTCCAATTCGAGCCCTGGAAGGAAACCGCCGAACAGGGGACCCTGCTGTGAGCCACATCGCCCTCTACGGCCCGCGCGTCCTGATAGCTTACTACATCGTTTTGTCGGCGGCCTATTTGTTTACTGGCGACTGGAAACGCGCCTTGTATTGGGCAGGAGCCTGCATCATCACGGTTGCGGTGACACTATGAGGCTCGCAGATGCGCCACTTCGCCAGCGCGATTACGCTGTGCTGGACCTACTGAAAGACGGGCGCTGGAAAACAATTATGTGGCTGACGCGGCACGCAAGCAATGAAACGATCACCTACCAGCAGACGGGCGTTTCCTGTTCCCTGCGGACTCTTCGGGCGCACGGGTATCCCGTCCGCAAGCACAGGATAGAAGTTCCCTGGACGAGCAAACTGTACGTTTACGGCCTGAAGAAGAATGGGGCAGGACAGCCATGAGCACTACTTCGACATCTACTGAGAGCAAACATGCGGCAGGGCGAAACACTGAGTATGGCAGTTCGCGGTTGCCGATCCGGGGGCCATGCCGACAATCCGTAGCTTGTCGGCCCCCGGACTATCTTCTTGAACAAGCCCGCAACCGGGACGCCGAAGAGATCATTCTCTGGACGCTCCAGTGTTTCACCTTTCCCGAACTCATGGAAATCCTCAAACAACAGACGCTCCACAACATCGCCCAATGCGATGAACTGTTGGAGAAAGTGAGGCGACAGAGTCCAGAAAATTGCAGCGGAAATCGGGCTCAAAACTAGAGATGGTTTTGAAACCCAGCAGGAAACGCAAAGAGGAATAGTGGGAAATGAGAACCACGGCAAAACCTGCGATGGTCGGTATACACAGCACGGAAGGGCTATTTATCGGACCACGACCCCGTCAGAAACGGGACAAGAACAGACGCCTGGTCTTCAACTTGCGGCTGATTGAGGGCCAATGGCGCAAAGTGCGGGTGTACGAAAGCCTGGAAGAGACGATAGCAAGAGAACGGAGAAAGCGAAATGGACGAATCTAAGGGGTTTCTTGAGTCCCATTGCCCGAACTTGAGTCTGGAATGCGACGAGATAGCTTCCCACATGACCCAAAAAGCCGAAATGCCCCACATGGTCGATTATGAAATCTACCGCATGGGTTATGAGGATGGCTTTTCCAGCGGGCGCAACTTTGAAAAACAAAAAATCGGCGTGCGACTTTCCGCAGCTTTCCTGATCGGCTGGGGGATAGGCTTCGGGCTGATGCTGCTGGTGAGCGTTTTATGAAGTGGTCGAACAGGGCCAACAAAGACAAGAAGTTCTTTTCCCTTGACGCGTGGAACCCAGCGACTGAGGCAAAAGCATTCCGGCTACTTGTGTTCTTGAATTTATGCACCTATCGCCAGGCAATCAAGGATATCACCATGACCTCGAAGCAGCGGGACTGGCTCAGCAGAAACGGCATTGTGAGCAAGCAAATGGCCAACAAGCTGTACACGATGCGCCTGCAAACGCTGCGGCTTTTCAAGGAGATGGTCCGAGAGCCGAAAACGGCCATGGAATTAGCGCAGGAAGCGGAAGAAGGGGAGGTGGGAAGGAATTGACCTCCCGGCAATGGCGCCGGGTATCCTGATGAAAGGAGGGCTAGAGTTTCGTTCGCTCTGCAATCGCGGGGTTCGGAGTGGAGACCGGACCCCTAAAACAGGAGGAAGGGGATGGGCACGGCACTACATAACGCGCTAGCAGCCATTGACGAAGAAACCGAAGGCAGGCCGGAAATGGCATTGATGCGGGCCAAGGCGCGCGGCTTGATGCGCGGCTACGATGCTCGCTGGTCCGCGCAGCAATATGCCGCCGTCTCCGTCGAGGACGTGCTGACCGCACAATTATACAACCCGGAAACTCTAGCAAGATCGCGGACGTTTGCTCTCGCCGGAAAAATAGATGTCCGAGCGGAGCTTGACAACAGGGCGGTCTTGATAGATCACAAGACAACTTCAGAAGACATTACCGATCCCAACAGCCAATACTGGCGGCAACTTATCGTGGAGGGGCAACTCTCCCACTACCTGTTGCTCGAATGGCTCAATGGGCGCAAAGCCGATGCCGCCGTATGGGACGTAATCCGCAAGCCTTCCATCTCCCCGCGCCAGCTTACCAAGCCAGAGCAAAAAGAACTGACATTTTCAAAGACCTGGTTCGGTTCCGAACTCTCCGAAGATCAAATCCAGGAAGCCATCGCCAGCGGTCGGGAAACCTACCTGCTCTACGAAGTGCGTCTCGCTCACGACTGCATCACAGAACGCCCTGAACGCTACTTTCAGCGACGCACAATCCCTCGGCTGGATAGCGAGATCATGGAATACGCCCGCGAGCTTTGGGACCACTCCCAGGACATCATCGTGGCGCGCCGCACAGGACGGCACCCGCGCAATAGTGGGGCCTGCATGCTCTACGGTTCACCCTGCCATTTTCTCGGCGTGTGCTCCGGCTACGATGATATTGACTCCGATAAGTGGCAGCGCAAAGCTTGGGTGCATTCCGAGCTTCCGGTGCTCAGTGATAAGAGCGGCGCGGAAATACTGACAAATTCCCGTGTGCGCGCCTGGCAAACCTGCCGAAGGAAACACCAGTTCTCTTACGAGTTCGGTGTCGAAAGAGTTGAAGTCGAAGATCGGGATTCTCTCATCTTCGGCACATTGATGCACAAAGCACTGGCCGCATGGTGGCGGTGCTACATTCCACAAGGAGGAAACGATGGCAACTACAGCAGCGCCCCGGTCATCGAGGCCGGGATCGCAAGTTAGCCCACCCACAGCGAAGGACTATTCCGCTCTTATCAAGACGGGAGCTTCCGGGCTTCCCAATCGCTACGCCCTGCACGCCGTGGAGGGCTGGGGCAAGACATCGCTCGGGGCAATGTTCCCTAAAACGCTCTTCTTGCAGAGCAAAGGAGAAACGGGACTCGAAACTCTTATCCAGAACGGACGGCTTCCAGAAACTCCACACTTCCCGGAGGCTGAGACTTGGCAGGGCTTCCTGGAAATACTGGATTGGGTGCGTAATGGCACGCACGATTACAAAACCCTGGTCCTCGACGCCATGAATGGATTTGAACGGCTGTGCCACGAGCACGTTTGCAGCCGCGACTTCTCGAACGATTGGAGCGATAAGGGATTCGAGGGCTACAAGCGCGGCTACCAGATCGCTCTTGCCGACTGGCGGGAAGCCCTGAACCGGCTGGATGCGATTCGGCTGGAACGCCGTATGACCATCTTTATGCTGCTCCACACGAAGGTTGGCACGTTCAAAAACCCGGAAGGTCCTGACTTTGACCGATACCAGCCCGATATGCAAGCGGGCACCTGGAGCCTGACAGCGAAGTGGAGCGACGCGGTACTGTTTGGGAACTTCGAGACCGTGGTGGCTGGCGGCGAAGTGGGCGATAAAAAGGCAGGGCGGAAAGGCAAAGGCATCGGCGGCAACGTCCGCATCCTCTACACCGAGCGCCACGCCGCGTACGATGCCAAGAACCGCCTTGGCTTGCCGCCTGAGATTGAAATGGGCAACTCGCCGCAAGCCGCTTTCCAGGCGCTCGCGGAAGCGGTCAAACAAGGCCGGATAAACGGCCAGACAGGGGGTCAGTAATGTCCGGTCCATATTACGAGGAAGGAAGCTACGAAGCTGAGGTTGTTCAACAGGCTCTGGGTAAAAACCAAAAAGGCACCCCGCAGTTTGTTCTCCGGGTCCGCATCCTGCATCAATTTGTCAACGGCGAACGAATGAATGTCCGCAACCAATACGAGCGCACCATCTATATGTACCTCACCGAAGGTGCGGCTCCCTATACCATCGAGAAGCTGGAAAGTATTGGATTCGCGGGCACGTCCTTCAGAGAGCTTGATCCCAATGAGAGCGACCATTGCGACTTCAGAGGACAGCCAGTCAACGTAGTCTGCAAACACGAGCCGGACCAAAACGGAGAGGACCGCGAAAAGTGGGATATAGCTCGGATCGGCAGTGGAGAAATTGAAACCACGCCGTTAGAGCCTGCCGAGACTCGTAAGTTGGATGCGCTGTTCGGCAAATCGCTGAGCAAGCCAGCGAAAGCCTCCAAATTGGCCCCAGTGCAAAACAATGATGCGATAACCGATGATGATATTCCATTTTGACCAACGACTGGCAGGAAGAGAAAGGGAAGCGGATGAGCGAGTTAACAAAATACATCGGGCATTCCTGCCCCGATTGTGGCTCCGAGTGCGATTGTAGCTCTGGGGAACTCCTCGGAATTGGCTGGTGTCTGCACGATTGCTCCGAAACCATACCGGACCCGTTGAACCAGCCGGAGGATGGGGAATGAACTCCACGGGGCAGATTACAGAACTGAACGCCGGGCAAAGCGCACGATTAGCCGAGTGGCGTGATAAGTGGCTACAAATTGGATTATGCACCGATCCGGCTGATCGAAAAGCGGCACAGGCTGGAGTCGCTGCTGCCTACCACGCTGCGAACCTCAAAGCACCCGAAATGTTTGTGTGGCTTCAGTCCCCCCTGGAAGGTGCGGTGGGTTCTTGGATGCTTTCGCAATCGGATCAGGTCGGAGATCAGGTCCGGGATCAGGTCCGGGCTCAGGTCCTAGCTCAGGTCCGGGCTCAGGTCGGGGCTCAGGTCTGGGCTCAGGTCCGGGCTCAGGTCGGGGCTCAGGTCTGGGCTCAGGTCTGGGCTCAGGTCTGGGCTCAGGTCTGGGCTCATCAGGTCGGTTACGCGAGTGCGTGCTGGGGGCAACACGACGCAAGCTGGTTGGCATGGCTGGATTATTTCCGCGTCGTGGTGGCGGTGGCTTCCACTGAGCGGGCTAGCGGATTGATTCGGATCGCGGAATGCTGCGGGTGGTGGTGGCCGAAACGGGGTGCCGTGATCTTGACGGAGCGCCCTGTGCATCTTGCGCGAGACGAGCGGGGGAGGCTCCACTCGGAGAGCCGGGCCGCTATTGAGTATCCAGACGGCTGGGGAGTTTTCGCGTGGCACGGTATCCACGTTCCCAAGAGCGTGATCCTGGAGCGCGAGAAGCTGACAGTGGAGCAAGTAATCTCAGAAAAAAACACGGAAGTTCGACGGGCAATGAGAAATCTCTACGGCAATGAGAGATTCATGCGTGATGCAGGGGGAGAGGAAATCAGCCGCAGCGATAAACACGGCTGCCGGTTGCTGCGACTCCACCTGCCAGGCGATCCCGTAGAGATTAAGATGGTGGAGCTAACCTGTCCGTCCACCGGGAAGGTGTATTATGAGCGAGTACCCCCCGATATCAGGGACGCAGTGGAGGCACTCGGATGGAGGTTCAACATTAAACCGGCTGACTATCGGCCAGATTGGGAGACGTGAAATGATGAAACTTAATTTCCGGCAAGGCGACGTTGGGTTTGTCGAAAAGAAGGTACCAGAAGATGCGAAGCGGATACCATTCCGTCCGTTCGCGCTGGGGGAAGTGACGGGACATTCCCATTGTGTTGTGGGAGAGGATGTGCCCCTGTGCGAAATGTACGAGAAAGACGGAGTGGTCTACGTCCGAGCCTTGGGCGACCTGCGCGTCCAACACCAGGACCATGACCCGTCCGGCTCTGTCAGTGTGCTCCCGAAGGGGTGGGAGGGCGAGATTGTAATCGCCAAGGAGTATGACGAAGGGGGCGATTTCCGGGTGTGCGATTAACCGACAAAACGGAGGCTGCGAGGAACCGGGAGGGGGAATGATTATCACCACAAAGTTTCGTAACGTTCCCGCCTCTAAAATTTCTCGATGTGTCCGGAAAGGTCTTTCCCATGATTCCTTTAAAGCCGCTTGGAAATCTTTTCGAGGAAAAGAAGTGGAAATTATAAACAAACCTATTGAGCGAGTTTGGGGCGGGGAAGGCGAATTTTGCTGCGCTGGTCCTTTATACGAAGTAAACGAAGAATGGCTGCGCGCAAACGGTTTCGGCACCGACCTGAAGAGTTATGTTTGTGCCCACATGATTGAGAAGGCTGATGCTCTTTTGTCTTGATTGCGATTCAGTGGCCCCGGAAGGGACAAGGCGCGGCTGTCTGCGCTGTGGCAGTCTGGCTCTTTATCCGATCCGCTCCTGGATTGATAGAATACCGCCAACGGAAGAAATCCGGGAGACGGGCATACAGCGCTATTGGAGAGAAGAAAGCCAAGGTTCGCACGGTCTAATAAGTTCTCCGGGCCACTCTTCGGAGTGAGCTAATTTACAAGCCGGAAAGGTGAAAGCGCCATGAGTAGGCCGGAGCGCCGCAAAGCCAAGATAACCCGTCGCATCATGGAACCACTGTTCTGTTGGATCAATCGGTACTGGGAGGGCACCACGCTGGAGCATTGCCTGCAAAGCGCGCGGGCGGCAATCAGGAAAAGTTTATTGAAGGATTCTCCGGGCACCCGCCGAGCGGGTCGCTAACTTGCAAGATGTGTGAAAAACGAGCGTGCGACCAAAGGGGACGGGACTTGTGGCTCGTCCCTTCAAATAAACTAATTGGATTGATGTGGCCGATCAAAAGCGTTGGTTCAAGTTGTGGTGCTCGGCCCCTGGGGACGATGACCTGCTAGCTCTTCCTGCGGGGCTTCGCTGGTCTTGGGCAGCCTTGGGGTGTTACACGAAAGAGCACGGGACGAAGGGTACGGTAAAAGTGAGCGAAACAAACGTGGTTCTTGCGGGGCAGATGGGCGTACCCATTGAAGCACTCAAAAACACCATTCTAATGCTGCCGCACTTGTCTGTTAATGAGGTCGGACAACGTAACGGTAGTTTTGTCGTTACATGGGCTAACTGGCATAAGTATCAAGAGGATAGCACTACTGCCCAAAGGCAGCAATCGTTACGGTCTAAGAGGAGAGGAGAAGAGAAGAGAAGAGATAAGAATAAAATATCTAAAGATATTTTCCCTGCTACCCCTCCGAAACCGTCTGCCGAAAATGACTTCAAGCCTGAAGATCGCTGGCTGGTTGAATTTCTGACAAAACAACCCCTTGTCCAGTTCCGGGAAGTTGAACTGGAGGCGCTTCTCGATGCCCAGTGGTGGGAGCGAACGGCCCTCGCGTGCCACGGGATTGATCGAAATTTCATCGAGAAGGAATTTGCGAAGATGGGTAATTGGCTCGCCACCCATCGCGGACGAAGACCCACCAAGCGCTTCATCCAAAGCTGGCTTTGCCGGGCAGGGGAGCCGCAATGAAAAAACGAAACGCGGAGGCTCAGAAAGTCGAGGAATCCCAGCGCAAGTTTATCCCCACCTGCGGTGTCTGCGATGATGGCTGGGTCCACCTGGTCCAGAAAGTTACGTCGTGGTTCGATGGGAAAAAACACATCGTGAACTTACCCGATGATCGGAAGATTCGCTCGCAACTGCCTACAACAGAGATTTTTGAGGACCACCGCGTAATGTACTACCGAGCGGTCAATCGTTGCGAGTGTTGGCCCATTGCGACGAAGCGGGATCCCTCGGGACCCCATTACGACTATTTGCAGAATTACAACAAGGGGCGGCGGGCGCCGCTGTTGTTGGCAGACGTGATGAAAAAAGCAGGGGAGGTGTAGGGTGAAAAAACAGGGAATCGAATTTGAGCGAGCAGGAATGACATTCCGCCCAACACCGAAGGAGCCCCCAGCTAGCCGGAATTGGATATTGGAAAAGATTCTAACTGACGTGGCTATTGAGTACGCTTTCGCTGTAGAGGAAAACGGTCCTTTTAATTCAGCCCATGAGGGATACGCGGTTATCCTGGAAGAATTGGACGAGTTGAAAGCGTGGGTCTGGACGAAGAAAAGTAACCGAGATGTCGCGCAAATGCGCCATGAGGCCATCCAGGTTGCGGCTATGGCGGTACGATTCGTGAGCGATCTTTGCGATAGCCCAAAGGTATTGCAGGATCACGATTTGAAGATAACAAACCGATGAGTGAAAAGACTTGGGAGGATGTGGAATGAAACCGCATTGGCTCGCCATTCTAAACTGGCTCTATCACTACCCGGAGATCGAGATTAACTACGATCCTCCGAATGTCCCGCGTGCCAGGTGGACATGCTTCTGGTCGTCTCCGAGTAGGCGCGAGCACATGCTGAAAACACTCGCCGTGATGGGCGAAGAAACCCATGTTGGCCGCATTACAAAACCAGCGATTGAGCACTTGGAAGGCGGTACACCGAAACTCAACACCTCCACTTTCAAGGCCCTCATAAAACGCGGCTGGGTGCGGCCAGTTAAGATGCGGGCACCGGGGCAAGGGTTGTCTGGAATGTATTGGTGGCAACTAAGCGATAGCGGGAAAGCTGAACTGATGCGGCATACGTTCCGAAGGGGCTGTTCTACCAAATCAAATTAGCACGGGGTATAACTAGAGATGGGCGGAAAGATCACCGTGAAAATCTGCGAGAGTTGCGGCAGGAAATACAAATTCCGGTATTGGGACGGAATCCTGCGAAAGTACCGCTGCATTTACTGCGGCAACCCGACCGGGAAACAGGAGAAAAGGCAATGATTGATAAAAAGGCTGCCCTGGAGAGAATTACTGCAATAAGACGGACCATCCCGTCAGGTAGCATCTATGGGCAGAGCCCCGATTTCCTTTGGCTCTGTGGCCTATTGGAAACCATGTTAAACAACACGCTAGATGATGCCAGGCAGGTCATAAAAGAGGCTGTAGCTGCCGAGCGTGAGAGGTGTGCGGAAATTGCGGATAACGACTTGCATGGGGTGCGTGGGGTAATTGTACGCGCTGAGGAGCGATTGGATGGTGGAGCCAGCGCCGCAGCCACCATCCGTATAGCTGCTGCTATCAGGAGGGCTCAAGAATGAAGGGAAGCGACTGTACCAAAGAGCAACTGGCCGCTGCGGAGCAGTTCCTGGTCTTAACGGAGCAAAAGCCTGGCCACGTTGCGCTGGACGGTGAATATGCTCAAATCAGGCGTTCGGAACTGATCCGCCTGCTGGCGTGGTATGGGGCGATCCGGCACGAGGCGGGCGTAACCTTGAATGGGACAACGGAACAACCGGCTCCGGTGTTTGCTATCAATCCCGAAACTGAGATTAAAAGCACGACACCGATTGAAGAATTGGAACTGACCGTCCGTGCTTTCAACGTCCTAAAAACGTGGACGCCGATTCAAACGGCAGAAGAATTGTCGCAATGGAGCCGTGAAGAGTTGTTGCGGTTGAGAAATTGCGGTGCGCACAGCGTCCGGAACATGGAAGCGGCGCTCAAGCAAGTGGGGATGCGACTAAAAATGAGCAAACCAAAAACGGGGTGAAAAATGTATTGGTTATTGTCTAAGTTGTTGCGGCGACGCATTGTCTGGCTGATAGGTTACGAAGGGAGGGTTTACAAAACCTTGGCTTACCAGCATCCAGATGGGCGGCGAGTGTGCGCACCTGTTTATTTCTTCCAGAATGTCGGCCACGTTTGGTTGCACGAGGATGGCACGACTTCAGGCAGTGCATGTTACATCGCGCGGTGGGCGGCTGAAAAGCCACCCATCGTACCTGTCAGGAAAGAATGCCCAAAGCACGGAGGCTAAAAGGGAGGGCTGGAGGATGAGTATGGTAGCAGTGGGAATTGATCCGGGTCTGGACGGGGCTGTGGCAATCATCCATCAGGGCGGGCGGGTAGAATTCCACGATACCCCGACCGTCCGAATTGGCAAGAAAAGAGATTATGATTTGCCCGGGATGGCCGAGATTATGCGACGGCTAGATGACATTGACGTAGCTCCTTACAAGGTTCTGGCCGGGCTGGAGCTTGTCCACTCAATGCCGGGACAGGGAGTTGCCTCAATGTTCTCGTTTGGTGGCGGCTTCCGGGCCTGGGAGATGGCCCTGGTTGCCTTCAAAATTCCATATGAATTGGTCTCCCCACAACGATGGAAGAAAGCTATGATGGATGGGCAGCGAAAAGACAAGGATGCAAGCCGGGTTGTAGCCTGCCGTTTGTTTCCTGGGTGCGCCGACGAACTGAAACTAAAGAAGCACCACGGCAGAGCCGATGCGCTGCTGGTGGCTGAATTTCTACGGAGACGGTATGGTTTCGGAAACTATCGCCCTACCGAAAGATGAAAGGCGAAAGCTGAGTAGCGAAGACGGTATCCAGCCCGGCCACCGTCCCATTCGAGATGCCGTGGGCCTTAGATCGCATGACGAGAAGGGCGCTAGGGTATACCAAAAAGGCGCTCAGTCCGTCCGACCTGCGGACGGGTCCACGGCTACAGGTTCCCTTGCTGCGTTTAGGCGCAGCCAAAATTCAGACGGGGAGAAGGCGCCGGTGAAACTATTCGAGGAGGAGTGAGGAAATGAGCGAATACCCACCAGAAGGTTTTGGTCTTCCTGTTTTAATGCCGAATCCACATATTGAATGTGAAAAGGTGTTGGCTCAACGGGATCGGAAGAATGCTAAATTGAAACGCCAACTCACAAACGCGCTTAAAAACAATCATGATCGCAACGTATCCCTGGATGGCTACAGGAAGATGCGCTCTGTGGTTAAGAAAGCGAGTAATTGGATGAACGACGAAGTGGAAGAGTTGATTGAGGCCGCGAAGGACTACCGCAACTTAAGAAGGGGTCGAGGTGTCCCGATGTCATCCTGTGCAGCAGAAAAGTGCCTTTCTCGCGTCTTCGCCGCTATCGCCGCATTTGAGGAAAGAAGAGAGAAGGATGCCACCGCATCCGGTCCGCCAACCGCCGACTAGGAATCCCCCCACAGTTCCGGGGTGTTGGGGATCGGCCCGATCCCTACGGCGCGGGCAAAATAGCTGCTGCGTCCGTAAGTCAGGCCCTCCAGCGCCTGGCGGCGCGGCAGGCTCCTGGTATAAGAAACATGGATCACTCGCGGCGGCTCATTCGCTGCGGACCGCTCTAAAATCACCTGGTCGAACGGCAACCCGGAATCCAGCCTGATCCAGTCAAAAACACCCTCCAGATCAACTCCTGGAATCTTGAAGTCGCAGGCGCAATGCTCAGCCGTAGCGATATGCTGGCTGTTGGGGGTCTTGCTCACCATCGCATTGACTTCCGGGGAACGATACCCGCTCGTGATGATGATGGGTTTCCCGCCGCACCTCGCCCGCACCTGCTCTAAAATCTTCTCGCACATTTCCGTAAAGCAAGGCAAGGCTTCCGGCGGAATCGGCCCGCTTCGCTCAAACTCGACTTTGCGAAAATGATTGCTTAGGAGCACCTCTTGGGCTTCTTGATCCTTTCCCTGATCCATGTGGACGGCCTCCGTTTCTTCGCCTGCTTCTCGGATAGGAAACGCCCTGTTCCGGCGCAGCGGTAACGGTACATGTTGACCCCCTATTAATTATTTGACCCTCTCATCGCGCGGGGTCAATGACCCACTTGGATCAGGGGCGTAACGAGAGGGCCGATTCTTCATTTCCAGAGTGTGGCAGCGTAACAGCAGTGTCAAGGTTTATTATTGACTTGATCGAACAAAAAATCCAAAGCCTTCTGAATGAGGCAAAAGAAAAAGGCGGTCACTGAAATGTAACCGCCTTCTATCTTGTGGGGGTGCCTAAGGGGGCCGCCGGACTTTGGACCCTACGCGGCGGGGGTGCAAATCCCCTCACCTCCACCAACGTCAAACGCGGGCGTGGCGAAATCGGTAGCCGCGCTGGGCTTGGGTCCCAGTGGGATGCCCTGGTTAAGGGATGACATCCCGTGCGGGTTCGACTCCCGCCGCCCGTACCAGTTTTACTCTAGCACACCAATGCATCCTCCTCCAAGAATCATTATAGCGGCTATTGACTCTTTAATCACTCCTTGCGTAAAGTACATACTTCCGAGTTCGGGCGCAGCGGTAACGGTACATTTATCCGCCCTCCAACATCCTAATAAAAATCCATATCAGTCCGGCCCCAACTCCCCCAGAACCGGCGGAAATAAAGATCGGGCGGGCCCTACTGTTGTTTCGCGTGAGATATTTTTCCAGTGCGCCCATTCGCTCACCCTGCTCCTGGAAGCGCCGATTCGACTCATCGCGCAGAGTGTCCAGGGAATGCGACAATCCACTAATATCGCCCGTCAGCCTTCCGATTTTCTCGTAAATGCCGTCCAGTTCTGCCGCCATCAGCGCCCCCCGTACCGTAGACCCACCCCAAACCTCGGCACCCACCGCTGGCCCACCAAACCGGGCGAATAGGCCCCCTTGAACAGGCCCACGATCCCCATTTGGTCTTTCAGTCGGTATTCCAGCATGAACCCCCCGTCGAATAGGCCGTAGGTGGCGTCAGGTCGCGTGGTGATGCCCCCGCCGGTCAAAGCTGATACCGTAAACCGCCCTGCGGTGAACAGGGGCCTCCCAAAGCCCTGCACGAGGTCATACACAGGATTCCTGACATCCGGCCCCCTGGCGCTCAGGCAGGAGATCGAGTAGAAGCTGGCGGACTCCGGCTCGACAAACAGGCAGGCGTGCCCGGCGGCGTTCGTTTGGGCCGCCCCGTCCACGCTGGCCCCCAGGAAGGCCGAGTAGGTCTGCGCCCGAAGAGCTTCCCCGGCCAGTAACATACCGGCCAGTAACATACCGATAAGTAAGCGGATCATTTCTTCGCCTCCTCCTCATGCGCCTTCTGGTCGCGGGCCTTGAATGCGGCAAATGCTAGAGCAAGCAACCCCGAAACAACTGCCCAGTCTGGGTTGGTCGCTGGATCATTGTCAAACAAAGGTTGCAGGATTGCCCCGAGCGCCGCGAACAAAGCGCCTAGCCCACCCAGGGATGTTCTCCAACTCTTCGGTGTTTTCTCAGCCAATTTCTTTGCCTCCTTCCCAATGAACCAGTAAAACAGTTTGTTCTTTAACCAAGACATCATTTCCTCCACCAGAACCTTGCCCACTCTCAACCCCGCAGTTCTTTAGTGAGCATCCGAACGCGGGTCAATCTGAGCACTGTGGGACTGTGAAGGGAGTAGATTTACAAAAAACAGAATCCCCAACACAGTCAGGAGACGGATTCTCCCCAGTGGGGAATGTCCGGTTCCCGAATCTCCAGCAGTTCTCTTTGATTTTGTCAATTTATATCACCTCCTTTACCTCCACCACCAGACTATTGTACAGGCTCCCGCAATGACGCTGGCCAGCTTGAAAGCCGTGTCCAAAACCATCTTCCCGCGATCCTGTTTCTCTTGGGCAAACTCCAAAAGCTCAAGGAAAATGGTCAGGTAGATCAGGATGACTTGTCCCAGGAGCATCACAATCAGCGCGGTCAGGCGGTCAGGAATTATCCCACGGGCAACATAGACGATTACGGATGCCGTGGAAAACCACCCGACAATGTGGCCCGCCGTCCGAACCGGGAATGATCTGGATTTCCAGGTAGCCATTTGCGTCTATCTCCTTTCCAGGCTTCCATAAGCCACCCCCCACGGTCTTCCGCTACCAAGGGGATCACAAGCCCCGCCATGCCCGATCATGTGTGTTGTGGTGATCTGCGGGTAAAATTTACAGCGCTCATCCTTCCGAATCAGGTAGTAAAGCATGTGTCTGATTTCATGGATCAAGATACCCACGTCCCGGCTAACAAGGAAGATCACGGGAAGCTCGTAGGTTCCCATATCTGTAAGTCCAATGTAGCAATGATCGTATTTTCTGCCTTCGTAGTCCCATATTCCCTGCTCCAGACAACCATCTTCCTGAATGATCGAGCGATGATAAATTACCGCATAGCGTCTGGGTATGGCAATGGTTTCCGCGACTGCGCGAAGTTCCCGGATCGCCGTTCCCATCGCCACCGAACTGTCCTCCTTGCTGATCGGTCCAATGATGAATATGGTGGAGCCGTGGTGGACATAGATACTGTAATTGTTCCCAAAGCGCTTGACGATTTGAGGTACTGCTATGCGGTTTTTCACCCACTCCGGCGGATAATCCGCTTCCTGCCCGGCTGCAAACCTAACGGCCAGAACGAAAACCGCAACCAGTAAAAACCAGTGAAGAAAAACATTTAGCGGTTGCTGGATTTTATTGTTCATGGCTCATACCTCAGTGGATCGCACTCTCCGCCATGCTCGATAAACTGGTACTCCCAAAATAGTCCACTCGGACACATGTTCCCGGCATGATTCAGAAACCAGATCAAGTGCATAAATTCATGAGTCGGAGCGGCCCCTTTAACCATGTAGAGGGTAGGGATCGCCACCCCTACAATATCGGAGTACCCCTGGACACACGGGTTCCCATCAATCAGGGTTGTGTAATCGGGATTCGCCCGAAGGTAGCTAAGCTCATCCTCTTTCATTAAATGTCCCGCGAGGAATCCTCCCCCTCCAGTTCTGCCGGTGCAATTCGACTCCACGAAGATCACTTGGTAAACTTCCGGCCCCTTGACCTCCAAGTCAATCCTGCGCACCCTGTCCATGGCCTCATCCAGGGATTCGCGCACAATTACATCTTCTTCCGTTTCAATAGCAGGGGAGGCTACCGGGGGTGTTGGCTGGGTCACCGGCACCCTCCCCCCGCCGCAGCCGGAAGCTACTACGACTGCGACAAACAGAATTGCAAAACTGCTTCTCATTCCAACTCCAGCCTGCTGATAATCACCCGGCTCCGGCCCGATGGGGTTACTTCCGTAATGGTAAGCACTAGGTTGTCCACGTTGACCTGGGTAGTGGCGCTGGCATTGTTTCCCGTATTTGGACGGATAGCCCCTCTTACAGTAACCGTAGTTGTAGAAGCCTGGCATCCCGCATTGACCGCTACAGCGCCCGTAGCGTCCCTTGTGGCCCATGCCGTACCGCCCGTGCCGGAAGCATATTGCAATAACGCTTCCGGGTCAGAGGCCATGCAGGTTGCCGTGTCTGCGCTGTTCCAAATCTCTAGGGGCCCAGTTGCTGGCGTCGAGGCATGGCTTCTGGCAATGATGGCGTGGTCGTACTTACCGTCTACCTGCGTTACGTTGTTCCCCGACGTAACGCCCATCGCTTCCCAGGTCAGCGCCTTCTTCCATGTCGAGGTAGGCGCATCGTTTCGGCCAACGCAGGTAGTTTTTACGCTGGCCGCCGGGTTGCCATTCGTTGCGTCATCGGCATCGGTCAGGCTGGTATCGCAGGCCCCCGACTGCGTGGCTGCAAAGCCATGCCCAGCGGCAAACGGCTGAGAATAAGTTACCGCCCACAGACTCAGGGCCGACAGCATCAAAACGGCCAGGAAGTATTTTTTCATCAATCCCTCGTCGCGTGAATCCCGATGATGATGTTGGTAACCACGCCGCTCACCGCCGTTACCTCAACCATCAGAGGCGTGTTTGCGGCTACCCCGGCGCTGGAAAACGTAACGCTGTTTGCGCCATCCAAATCACAAACCAAGTTGGAAGTCAGCGCCGCCGTGCCCCCACTGAACGGAGCCGCCTCAGATGTTTTGCGGAGGTTGATGGTTGCGCTGGTTCCGCCCAATACCGCGCAGAATACCCGCGTCAGAGTAACGGCATGGCTCTCGTGCATTGCCATGAACTTGTAACTGTCATCGGTGGTCGGGGTCTCCCAGGATACGGCCTTGTTGAATGACTTGTTGGCCGCCGCCATTTGCGCCGAACTGACCGTGGTGCAGTCCTGCACCGCGCCTGAGGCATCCACGCCAAGCGGGAATTGCGCCGTGCAGTTGGCTCCATCCGCAGCCAGCGCCGTGGCTGTCGCCGCCAAGCTGACCGTGATATTGTCGGGAACCTGCCCATCCGTTACCGCCCCATTCAGGCTTTCCAGGTTGGGCAGTCTGGCAGCCCCGATTGTGCCGGAGGCGAAGAAGTCCGTTGCCGAGTCGCCCGCATTGGCTGTGGTCGCGGTTGTCGCCGTATCCGCGTTGCCCGTCAGAGCGCCCGTTACATTCCCCGTCAGTGTTGCCGTGATCGTGCCCGCTGCGAAGTCTCCTAAAGCATCCCGCAGGACAATGCGCTCCGCTGTGTTGGCGGCAGTGGCGCTGTGGGCGTCCGTCGCCCCGGTGTGGGAGTCCAGTTCCGCTTGCGTGGCAATATCGGCGTCCACCTCCGAGGCCCCAATGGAACTCCCGAAGGGGTTGTCCATCCATGTCCAGGTATCCGTCGCCGTACAGATGCCCAAGCGAAGCCCGGCAGCCGCGTCGCTATCGAAATAGACATCCCCAACCGTGCAAGTGGCCGGAGGAGTAATAGAGTTTGGAAGCCCTAAGATACCCGCCGCGCTGCGCAGCGACGCGCCCGAACCCACCACCATTGCCGCAGTCGTGTTGGTCCCCGCTCCCACCAGATCGAACGTCGTAGAGCCCCCACCAGCTATTGTACAGGTCGTCTGATCCGTGTCATCAGCGCAGGATACTCCCGCTCCTTCAAAGTTCAGCGTTGTTCTCTGTGTGAGCGGAGCATTCTCATCGTCAACCGTGTCGTATCCGCCACCGGCCCCCCCATCGCCCAGCAAGGTCCAGGTATCTGCGGCAGTACAACCGAGCCAGTTCTGGCCAACCGTAGCATCCGTGTCGAAATAAATCTCGCCTACATCACAATTTGCCGGTGGCGTTGGTCCGCGAGGAACAATCTGTCCTGCGGGATCAGATTGTGTCCAGCCCATACTGGTAATCCCTAATATGAGCAGAATGACCCAAAAAGTTTTTTTCATGTTAATTCACCACCCAATAGCTCAGGCACGCCGGGTTGGTTGTCGGAGCCGCGCTTGCCGTAATCGTGAAAGAAGTTCCGGCAGTCCTGGCCGTGATCGTGTAGAGCCGCCCTGTCGTTGTGTTGCAGGTTACGGAAAGCCGCGTCCCCAGGCTGGAATCCTCCATAATAAAAATTTGGCTGTTGGCTGTTACGGCAGTGGTGCTTACCACCGTGTTGGTGTCGGCGGCGTCAATCACGACGGAGCCTGCTGATGCGGCCACACAAGCCGCATCTCCGGCAGAGTCAGAGCAATTAGTGGCGGTGTCAACCCGCTGCGTTTGTAATAGCGAAGTGCCCGCCGAACTTCCCAGGTAAACCTTGGTTACGCTGGAATTACCGAGTACGGCCGTATTCGAGCCTGCGCCGATAGCATTGTAGCCGATGACGATTTCGTTGGCATCTCCATCCGCATTTGCCTTGGTAAGATTACCCAAGTAAACAGAAGTGTTGCTGGTCTGATTTGGCGTGCTTCCATCAGCTATGAACCTACCCGCTTCCCTGCCAAGGGCAGAATTGCTAAAGCCTGTTGTATTACTAAAAAGAGCACTCAAACCAAGGGCTGCATTTTCGTAGCCTGTTGTATTACTAAAAAGAGAAAGCGCACCAAAGACTGCATTTTCGTAGCCGGTTGTGTTAGTATAAAGAGAATTCACACCAAAGGCTGCATTGTAATAGCCTAGGGTATTATTAAAAAACGCTTGAAAACCAAGGACGGAGTTTAAAGAACCATGGGATGTGCTTGTGGCGGTACTCCCCATCGTGAGATTTCCGGCAGTAACTCCCACAAAGGTGTTCTGTCCAAGAGGAACAGCCGAATCCCCGGTGGGATGGTGGAAGTTGTGAACGAACCGATCCGCACCCTTGTAGATCACACCGGTTGTAGAAGTGGTGGTGTCGGGGATGGTGATAGCTCCCACGCTGCTAAATGTTACTGCGCCCGGCAAGGTGATTAGACTTCCGCTATCAGTGATCTGTGAATTCACCAGGTTCGTGCCGTCGCCTTTTTGGATAGTGTTCAGCGTGGCATCGGCGGTTAGATCACTTTTATTGTTGAATATAGTCCAGTCTGCCGAAAGTAATGCGCCGCGATTAGTAGCGGAGGCATCCGGCAGATTAAAAATGGTCGTCCCTACTCCATGCGCGATGGCAAAATCAGTTCCAGCGGTTCCGACCGATAACGTAACATGCTCCAGAGAAGTTTCCCCGGCGTTGGTTTTCAGGTATTGGTTCGCGGTTCCCGTCGGCAGATCGCCCAGCGCCACTGTGCTGCCGGAAGGAATCAGTTTTTTCCATTCCCCTGCGACCGGATCGCAGTAGTAGAACGCTGGATCATCCGTGCCAATCCACAACTGGAGGATAGTACATCCCCCCGTTTTCGCGGCGGCAGCGGAGAAGATGCGCGGGAACTGCGCTTCGGCTTTAGGGATTCCCAGCAAGACGAATGCGATTAAGGTAAAAAGTGATTTTCTCATCTGTCCAGTTCCTTTCGATCTCCGCGCCTTAGACTACAGCGTAAATGTTGGCCTTCGGGGTATCCGCGCCGGTAAAGGTCGTGATGTTCCAGCGATAGATTGCGTCACTCCCGGCATTCAGGTTCAGAGCCTGGGCCGCTACCGCCGCAAAATCAACTCCCGCTACGAAGGTGGAATAGGTCGTCCCGCCGTCCAAAGATACCTGCAAAGTGGCAATCAGGGCCGAAATGCTTCCATTCGCCACCACAAACTGAAACATGACTTGCGGCCATGTCTCCCCGGCATGGCGGTAGGGTCGCGGCAGGCGGAACGGGCGGGAGGTGGCCGTGCCCGTGGCAGTTGCCTCCACCACCACCTTTTCACTCTGTCCAAATCTCATGTGCCGAACTTCGTCAAAATCAATCGCCATTATCTTGCTCCTTTCGTTATTCGCCTGTTCCTTTCACGGTTGCAACCTCTGATAAATGTTAGGGCGCGCCAATTCTCTTGTGGTTGGTCGCCGTGGCAATTTTGCGGGCGTCCCGTACCTCTGGTTGATGGTTCTGGTAGCCGCTTGGCTGGCTCGGCTTTCCAATTTCTTTATATGGTCCAAGACATTTTCATCTTCAAGCCTTTCCAGTTCTCCGCTCTGCCACCTCTCCGCCAGTGATTCGAGAACCTTCTTTCTGTTTTTGCCAAATTCCTCTTCCCACTCGCGGCGATGCTCTCGCGGTGCTTCTCCTGCTGGAAATCCTGCAATGGGTGTGCGCAAGCCGCGATAAATGTTTCTTCCGTACCGGGTCAACAGTTTTTCGATAGGGTCCAACTGGCGCGCAAATCCCGGAATGGGGGTTCCGCGAATCGCCGGAATGCTCGGTCCAATCTCCCCGACGAATGGCAAAAAAAGTCGCTGTCGCGGACGGAACGGCTCTCCGGTAGTTCGGCTTGGCCGTGCCGGTAGAGTCTGCGCTACTCCCGGCAATCCGGCACCCAGTCCTTCCCTGTAAGTTGGGTCAATGATCCCAGCTATCGTGCTCAGGATGGCCTGTCCCGGAAGCATCCGGTTCAGCATGTTTTCCATCTCTCTCTTGAGAGCAACCGGGTTGTTTTGTGGATTCTCGATAGCCTGCCCTATCGAGGTAAAGATTCCACCCAGTAGGCCACCAATCTTTTTCTGTCCCAACACTTCGGCTCCTGGCGCAGAGACATATTTCAAAGCCGCAGATGCTTTGTCGGCATCCCCTTTTACCAAGGCCAAAAACCACAGGGCGCTTGCAAACGGCTCCCGCCCGCTCAGTCGCACTCGGTTATTATCCTCGGTAACGTACTCCATCGAATCAAAGTCAACCCTGTCGTAAAGGAAGTGGTCTATCGCCATCAGGCCGCCGTAGCCGGTGGCCGTTTTTGCCAGATAGCCGCCAATTTCCTCTGGGCCTGCTGCACCGCGCTTTATTTTTGACAGAAGTTCTGGGTTATATCCGAGCATCTCCCCGGCCCACCGTGTAAACTGGAAACCCCATCGCGGGAAGCCCATCAGGAACAACTTTGCTGGCGTTGATCTCGCCACCGCTTCTTCAAAGTTGGAAAGGGGCCGATTGAAACCGGCCTTATTGCCTTCCCGGATAGCGGTTTCGAGAGTTTCTTTAGGCAGGTTCTCGAAATAGTTTTTGTAGAAGTCTTGCCTCTCGACGCCCTTCAAGCCTTTGGCGTCCGCAGCTTTGATGGCGTCCCTCCAGATATTTGCCGTGGCTGACAGCCGCTTCGCCATGATGTCCATAGTTCCTTTCAGATAGAGCGGCGTACCTTGCAAAACGTCAAAAGCGGCGCTGGCTGGCGTGGAGCGATAAGTGAAAGCGCCGCGTTCTCCAACGGGAAGCAATGCCCTTCCAGCTCTTCTTGCCAACCCGCCCTGCCCTTCGCGGAACCTTCGTAGCAGAGAACCCTTCCCGGCTCCACTCACAATCTCTCCACCAACGGTTTGCCCGAAGGCTTCCTCGATAGCCGCATCCATTGGCAAGCTCGCCTTGCGCCAGCGGTCGCCGAAAGCTCTTCCTATTCCCTCAATGGCCGGGAACTTGACTTGTCCTGTCCTGGCGGCATAAACCAGGTCGCGCCCAATCGCCTGTGCTGCCTGCCCTGAAAGCTCAGAGGCGTTTCCGACCATGTCCAAGGTCCAGGAGCCAATCGAGAACAGATTGAGCCTTATTTGATCGGTGGCGTACCTAGCCGCTTCGCCCCACTTTCTATCCCTGATAGATCGAATTAAGCCGGTCGTAATGGGGTCTCGCGGACGAGCCATTTGCCTTACGTTGATTCCAAAGCGTTCCAGTTCCTTTAGAGTAGCTTCCGAAACCCCGTCAAACGCATTCTGGTACTCGTGTCCGATTCTGGCCCATTGTCGCCTTTCGGCTGCTATGCGGTCCGCTAGCAGTCGGCGCTGATGGCTCAGAAGCTCCAGGTTCATTTTATCGGCGGGGGTGGTTTCCGGTGCTTTCTTGATCTCCTGGAATCTTTTGTCAAGTTCGACGAGCATTTCCTTGGTTCGTACGGTTTTCTCCACGGAAATAACGCGCACTTCGCTTCCAAATGCCTCTCGCGCCGCATCCCGCACGGCAGGCTTGATTGTTTCGCCGATGGTTCCTGTTTCACGGATTGTCGCAACGTCGCGCAGTATCTCAGCGGAGATTTCCTCCGGCAATCGCGGCTTCCCCTCCTGTGTGATCTCACCCAACCGGCCTTCCGCCTTTCTAGCCTTCCCGCGCAACCTTGAGGCCAGTGGCGCGCGCGCTGGCGCTTTCGGCAGCGACACCTTCCCCCGCAACGCCCTCACGCCCCTTGGAAGAAACGGCAACCCTCCCAGCACCAGAGCTCTGCCAGCCGCGCCTGCGATGTCGCCTTCTCCCGCCTGCTCTCCTAGACTGGCCGCCATGGGTCCCAGCAGGGGCAAGGCTCCAGCGGCAGCATGTCCCGCAGCCTCCACCCACCTTCCTTCCTGGAATCGCCCCGCCGCCTTGCCGAACTGTTCCCTGGCAGGATCAATCACCATCCTGTTGACCAAGCTCAACCCAGGAAGGAATTGCTCTGCCAGAGTCCGTGGGACCAGCGCCTTGCCTATCTCGATGGGCATTTTGGGGATGTTCAGTGCTTCTTCCCCAACTCCGCGCGCAAACCGGCTGACGGCCCCTGGCGGCTTTGTGGCGCTCACTTCCCCTGGTCGCCGCTCTTCTTCTCCGCCAGGAGACACAATCCCTGCGGACAAATCAATCCTGGACGGTCTCTTCTTTTCTTCTTCCGCGAATCCTGCGGTAAGGTCAATCGGACTGCTTGCCATTATTCAATTACCGTATAGCCCTGCTTTGTCGCTTCCGCTTCAGCAGCACTTATATCTCCATCTGGATTTGCTTTTAGCCAGCGGCTCTTGCTCCAGACCTTCCCGGTTTCAGTAGTGCTCCTTCTCTGCCCACCCAGCCTTGGCAACCCTTCCAGCCGTATCCGGTTCAACCCCTCAATGTCCAAGCCTTCTTCTGTGGCCACCTCTTGCAGGATCTCTTCCAATGGTCGAGGGTCTGGCTCGCCGAGCTCGTTTGCCTTCCCCTCCTTGCGCCGCCGCGCTTCCGCCATCAGGCTGTTGTATTCCGTCCTGGCCTCGGCCCTGGAAACCGGCTGGATGTCTTCCAGGGCCTTTCTGCGCTTCCCGGCAGTCAGGGTTGCTTCTTCTGTCTTACGGCTTTCAACGTCCTCAGGAACCTCTCCCGGTTGCCGCTCCTCCAAATATCGGAATACACTCGGCACTCTCGGTTCCATGGTGGGGACTGACCTGCCCATGGGAGGGCCAACCCCCGGCCCGGATGGGCCAAGGCGCGGAGCTTGCCCCTTGGTTTGCGTGGTTGGTTGCAAGGCCGGTCTTCTGTTGGCTTCTTCTGCTTCTCGGATTCCCTCACGAGAGTACAGCGCAGGACCGTATTCCAATCCCGGCAGGGTTTCCCCTCTCAAGCCTGGAGGTGTCTGGTAGGGCTCGGGTGGCGGCACTCTGGGTACTGAACTGGGTCGTTCCAGGTAATTTTGCAAGGCCCTGGATTGCGGAGGTCGAGGCTCCAGACTGGGCCGGACCACCTCTTCCCTTGGTTCCCGCTCCCCAAACGTGGTAATCGTCTCTCGTAATGGCTCGTCAAAGAATTCTTCCCCGGTTAA